AGCTTAATAACAAGGTCGAATTTTTCAGCTAATATTTTTAAATTTGGGTTAATTTTTGCCAAGCGTTCAAACTTTTCGGTTTGGGTTCTTGGCTTTTTTTCTTCAGGAAGTTTTTTATTCATAAGTTATAAGATTAATTAAAACGCTTATTTCTTCGTTAAGCCTGTGTATTTCTGTAAGTAGTTTTATTTTGCCTTCAAGCGTGCCGCAAAATGGCAAAAAACGAACGAAATTGCTTCGTTGCGCTTCGTATTCAAGCAACAACGAAACAAGTTCTTCGTCTAATTGTTTAGTTTTCTTCAATTTCGATCTTTAAAGCACCCGCTTCACGGTCAACAAGTTCAACGAATAGTTCAATTCCTTCTTCTTTTGACCAGCTTTGAATAATTCCAAAGTTTTCTTTGTCTATAAGTGAAGCGTCTATTTTAAGAACTTTAACTTCATTTAAAAGCGAAGCGCCTATTTTAAGACCCGCAATAATTTGCGAAGCTGTGTTTATTTGGTTTTTGTCAAAAGGCAACCCGTTAAAAAGAAAACATTCTTTTTCAATATCGTAAGTAAGCCCTTCAATACTGATCTTGTTTGCAATAATTGCCGCTTTCTTGTCCTTTTCAGCTTGAATTTCTTCGTTGGCGTCTTCAATTGCCTTTTCAAGCTTTTCAACAACTTTGTCAGCTTCAGCGTAAGCTTTGGCTTCAGTAATCTTTTTGTTTATGTTTTCAGAATTTTCAAGGTTCGCTTCCATTGTCTGAAGGTCTGAATTCGGAACAGGTTTATTTTCAGCGATGTCAAGCCACGAATAGCCGTCTTTTACTTCATTCTCAAGAATAGCAACTTCAGAAAGTAAAGCTTCAGCTTTCGCCTTCTTTTCCTTAATCGAAGCTTCACGTTCCGAAACGCCGTCTGTAACCTTTTGAAACTGTTCAGCCTTTACGCGTTCGATCTCTTTTAATTCAGCTATGTTTTTAGACAGTTTTACAACGTCAACAGGTTCTTTTTCAAGGTCGTCTTTTTGGTAAAAGCCCGTTTTTGTTTGTGCTTCAGCCAGCTTTTTTTTATCAAAACGGCGGCTTTCTGTAAGTTCTTCAATGTTTGTGTCGATTTCTACGACGTCCAGCCCTGTAATTTTACAGAAATATTCTACTTGTTTAGCGTCGGACATTGCGAAAAATGAATTAACGTCGAAGTCAATTACGCCAATTCTATGATTTAACCAAGTTCGGGGCGCTTTTACAAATTGATCTTTTTCGCTTTCGGCGTTAAGGTTTTCAATTTCGAAGTTTACAGGCGTTTTGCCTGTTGAGTTCATTTTTACACGGACAACGTAGCCGTCTTCAAGTTCGACTTCAATAAGTCCTTTTTTTGCGCCCGTGGTTACAGGTTTTGGCGGAATGTTCTTCCCTGTTAAAGCTAACCAAACAGCGTCAATGAACGAAGTTTTACCAGCTGCATTTTTCCCAATAAGGTAAACGTCTTTTCCTAAAACTTCACCTTCAAAAGCTGTCAAGCCTTTAAAATTTTGTATCTTAATTCTTTTAATATTTGTTTTCATTTTTATTGATTTTAAAAAGCCCCCGAAGGGGCTGTTAATGATTAAAAAGGAAGTTTCTTTTTGATTAAGCCGCCCGTTGCTGGGTCAACTTCAAAACCAGCTGGAACAGCGTCACCAGCAACCCAATTTTCAGGGGTTACAACTTTGGCGTTCGTAGCTGCTGGCTGCGTGTTCGGGTTCGTCGCGTCGCCAGCCGTTGTTTTTGCAATAAAAGGGTTGCCGCCTGTAATTAAAAGTTGACTTAAATCAATAGGCGTTTCGGTGTAAGCTTCAATAATTTCGTTCGAAGGCTCGCTTGGCGGTTCGGGCGTTGTCATATATTCCGTGTCCATTCCTGACCCTTTTTTTGTAATTACAATATCATAATTTTTAGGGTGACCCCAAGCGGGTTTTTCAGATAAAGCTAAAATTGACGAAATAACGTCTTGTTTGTCAAGTTCAAGAACTTCAATTTTTGCAGTTTTGTAGTTCCAAACAACAAGACCCCAAGCGTGTTTTACGCTGTCTTTTTGGTCTGTTCCTTTTGCTGGCTTTGGTTCACCTTGCTTGAAAAGGTGTCTTATTGGTTTTCCGTCACGCCATTCAAGCCAAAGCAATAAAGGGCTTGAAAGTATTCTAAATTTGTTTTCGCCTGTTTCTAATTTTGTGAAACCGCCGCCGCTTGTTGGTTGTTCATAACCTTGTGGAATAAAATCATTCATCTTGTAAAAGTGTTTAAATTAATTAATTATTGTTTTTGTTTTAATATTTCAGCCAAAGCTTCAATTTTTTTAGTAAGGTCTTCGTCTGTCTGTCTTAATTGCAAGACGTTAGAAATTAAAGACCGTTTTTTTACCGTGTCAAGTTCAGGGTGTTTGTGAATAAGTAAAGAAGTAACTCCGCTTTTTGGAAGCATTTCTTTAGCGTTCAAAACGCGCCTTTTTAATTCGTTGTTCAGGGGTTGTTTCTTTTTTTCCTTTAAAGTCAGCCCTTTTTTTGGTTTTTCTTGTTCCATTAGTTCAGTATTGGTTTATTTTTGACAGAATGTAATTGTAAGACCGCCGCGAAGCCTTATTTTTGTTTTCGGCAAATTCGAATTCATTGCTTTTTGAAAGTGATCAGTAGCCATTTTGTCGGCGTCTTTTGCTTTTTCTAAAAGGTTTACATATTTTCCCGCACCTATTAAGCTGGTCGCTTTGTCGCCGTCGAATTTATATCTTATAACGAAATTTTTGTTTACCGTCGTTATTTGTGTTTTCCAATTCATTGTTCTTCGTTGTTTTCTGATAGGGCAAAGTAAAACAAAAGTTTTTAATAAAAAAAATTTATTTGCGTTTTTTTTTGCAGTTTTTTTTTACTATGTTTGCAGTTCAATAATTAAACTGTAATAATATGACTTATTTAAACCTTATTTTTGTGCCGATTGCTTGGTATGTTTTCGGCTTTTTTGGCGCTATTTTTATGTATGTAGAATTAAGACTTAAAAAAATAGAGCTTTCAGAAGAAAATATAAACAAACATATTGAACAAGCAATTAATTGGGGTTTTATTTCTTTTGTGCTTGGTTTTTACAACCTTTGTAAAACAATAAGATCTTTATAATATGAAGTTAAGACCCTACCAAATACAGTCAAAAGAAGGCGTTCGCGAATGTTTCAAAAAACAAGCTAAAGCTGTCGTTTTGTGTAAGCCGACAGGATCAGGCAAAACGGTAACCTTTGCCGATATGGCACGCGAAAGCGTAAAAAATGGCGCTGTCGTTATGATTGCCGTTGACCGTTCAGAACTATTGCAACAGGCACGAAACAAATTAATTGACTACGGTTTGAACCCCGCAATTATTACTTCAGGAAAAACAATGAAGAAAAACGCGAATTGTTACGTTGCCACGGTTCAAACTTTAGTAAAACGAAAGTTTCCCGAAATTGATCTTCTTATTATTGACGAATGTCATAAGCAAATTTTCGACAAAGTTGTTCTTATTTATAAAGAAGCGGGCGTTTACATTATTGGCGCAACGGCGACGCCTATAAGATCGGGAAAAATGACCCAATTGAGTGACGTTTACGACGAAATTGTTGAAACTGTAACAATTAGCGAATTAATAAAAGACGACTTTCTTGTTCCAGCAATAACTTATTCGGTAAAAGTTGACGCTTCAAAACTAAAAGTTACGGGCGGCGACTACGACAATAAAGAAATGTTCGAAATGTTTGACAGAAAACCGCTATATGACGGCGTCGTTGACAAATACAATAAGTTTGCACCAAATACAAAAGCAATATGTTTCAACGTAAACGTTGACCATAGCAAAAAGGTAACTGAAGCTTTTATTGCCGCTGGAATTTCAGCCGTTCACGTTGACGGAAAAACGCCAAAATTACAACGCGAACAAATATTTCAAGCGTTCAAAAAAGGGCTTATTCAAGTACTTTGCAACGTCGATATTGCAACGACAGGCTTCGACGAATGGACAATTGAAACGGTAATAGTCAACCGTGTAACGCTTTCGCTTGCTTTATGGCTGCAAATGGGCGGGCGTGGTTCAAGAATAACGCCTTCAGAACTACAAGGAAAAGCTGGCTGGCTGCAAAAGACACATTTCAACCTGTTAGATATGGGCGGCAACGTTTACAGTCTTGGTTTTTGGGAACAGCCCCGCGAATGGTCGCTTACTCATAAAAGGGGCGACAAGCTTGGAATTGCACCTGTCAAAGAATGTCCTGAAGGAAAATATGACGAACGCGGTTTTCGTGGTTGCGGTTGTATTATTCCAGCACCAGCGCCAAAATGCAAACATTGCGGCTTTATTTTCCCAAAAGAAGAAAAAAAACTTGCTGAAGGTGAATTTATTCAGGTAGAAAATTACAATTTTTTACCGCCTGAATTAATAAATAAAAGCTGGGGCGATATGTCAATTGAACAGCTGGAACGTGTTCGGGAACTTAAAGGCTACAAAGCGGGCTGGATCATTCGACAAATAGCAATTAATCAAAAATTAAAATTAATAGATTACGCAACTTTAAAAAAATATAAGTACCCCGAAGCGTGGGTTGCTCGAATGGAAAAAATGTATAACTTAAATTAAAAAAAAAATGAAAAAAATCGAAGAAATTGAAGTAAAAGACGCCCGCGTTTGTTCGGGCGCTTGCGAAGCTTGTTCTTGCAAAACTGTTAAAACAAAAGAAAACATTACTTTTGAAGCTTCACATTGGGCGGACGCTGAAAAGTCTGTTAAAGCTTTAGTTCAAAAACACATCGGCGGCAAAGGCTTCAGTAGGGCGTTTTGGTTTCCGCGAAGCGTTTGCACCTTCAGCGAAATAAAATCTTACGGGCGCTTTAACATTACAGCCCCGCGCTGGCTTCTTGAAAAGTATAATATTCTTGACATTATAACAATAGTACAAAATGAAAAATAAAGATCTTGAAGCACCTTTTAAGTGCGAAATTTGCCTTCATAATTTTGACGGCTGCGAACGAACAGAAAACAGCGAAGCCGATATTTGCGAAGCTTGTTACAACGAAGAAGAAAACGAATAATTTAAAAACTAAAGAAAATGCAAATAATTAACACGGTAAAAATAGAAACAATACTTTTTTTAGATATTGAAACCGCGCCGAATTGGCTCGAATTTAAAGACGTTCCTGAAAACGTTCGTACAGAATGGATTTATAAATTCAAATTCAGAACTGACGCCCCAAAAAACAACGAAGACATTTTTGACACTCAAAGCTTCGAAGACTATTTTGCCAACCTTTGGAAAAAAGAAGCTGGTCTTTATCCTGAATTCAGTCGTGTCGTTTGTATTTCGGCGGGCTTTATGTACCAAGGCGCTTTTTATATGCGTTCTTATTATGATCAAAACGAAGGCTTACTTTTAAACAGGTTCAAAACCGACCTTCAAGCCTTTGAAGTTTCGGCGAACTACTTTCAAAGACTTTGCGCGCATTACGGCAAAGGTTTCGATTTTCCTTTTATGGCGAAAAGAATGCTTATAAACAGAATTGCATTGCCTAAAAGCTTGGACGTTGCACACTTAAAGCCGTGGGAACAGTTGAACCTTGACACTCAAGAAATTTGGAAGTTTGGCGGCTTTGGTAATTCGGCGGGGTTGCCCGCGCTTTGTATGGCTTTCGGGCTGGAAACACCAAAAGACGACCTTGACGGCTCGAAGGTTGCGGCGGCTTTTCACGCTGGCGAACTTGACAGAATAGCCGTTTATTGTGAAAAAGACGTTTTTGCATTGCTTAACGTTTTTAAGGCTATGCGTTTAGAAGAACCAATTACAGAAGATCAAATTGTTAAAAGGTAATTTTATGAATGAAGTATATAAAAAAGCAACAGAAGAACAAGGCGAACGCGGCAAACCTATTTTTTTGGCAAACTTTACAATTTCGAAGTCGCAAACGTTTGGGGCTTCGAAAAAAGTGAAGAAGGAATTTACAAAAGTTAAAAGGGCTGTTTGTGCTGGCAATTTAGCACAAATAAAGACCGACAAGCGTGTTTTATTCAATTGCCTTGTTCTTTTACTTGGCGACAAGAAAAAAGCTATTAAAGCCGATTTTTCGAAATATACAATTGAAGAAATTGAAATTATTTCTTTTCACGGTTATTCATCTGTAAAATGAAAATAAGCCAAGCCAAAAAAGACAAAGGTCAAGAATGTTGCGCGTATAGCTGCAAGAATAAACCCGCCCCAAAATTGGGCGGGCTTTGTTTTAAACACTACCAGCGAAAAAGGCGTAAATTAGATCCTGTCGGGGTTCGTTTTACTCAATTCAGAACAAATGCTTTGAACAGAAGTAAAGACTTCAGTATTACATTAGATCAGTTTCGGGAATTTTGCACCCGAACGGGTTATTGTATCACAAAAGGAAAACGCGGCAAAAATGCAACTGTTGACAGAATTGACAATAAAAAAGGCTATCATATTGACAATGTTCAACTTTTAACACTACGCGAAAACGTCCGTAAATACTACGACGAAGACAGACACGAAGAAAATTGTCCGTTTTAAGTAAAAAAAAAGTGCAAAAAAATTTGTAGGTTTCGGCGAAATGATTACATTTGCTGTATCAATAACAATAAAACAATAAAAATGACTTACATTCAAAAAACACTTGACACCCTTCTTTTAAATTGTGGGTTCGTAGTAAAAAACGAAGTTTTAATTCCTTGGGCTGAAAAGGAAGACTTTCAGCAAGTTCTTGACTTTGTTGACCTTGAAACGGGCGACGTTTTTTCCTTTACTATTACCGAAGGAACAACGGAAGCTTTCGCTTGTTGTTCAAAGACTTTAGATGCTTATAATAATAACCTTTTAATTTCTGTCGAGTAATGGAAAATTTAACTTATAACCAGCTTACAATTCACGCAAAAATTAACTTGAAAAGCAATATAAAAAACCCGCTTTTCATTGCTTACAAAAACATAAAAAACGGCGCTGTCCGTTTAAAATATATTGCAAAACCCAACTTAAATAAATAAACCAGCCCTTCGGGGCTTAATACTTAAAGTTATGACACAAGAAGAATATAAAATTACTGAAATTGAAAACATTCTTGCTGAATGTAGGCGCAAAATAGGTGAACTTTCACTTATAGTTAACCCGTCCGAAATAATGGTCTTTATTCCTGATTATTTCAGAAAGATAATCGACTCATATTTTCGTGCAACCTGTCAAGCTGTTCTTTGTGAAATTTGTTTTGGAACAGGATCAACTTTTTACGGGGTTAAACATTTTTATCCGTCACCGAATAACACAATTATAATTTCGTGTTTAAAAAATGCGGCTAAAAAAGAAAGTGTTGAATTTATTATTAAACTGAAGTAATTTAAAATTCAAAAGGAAGCGCAAGCGCTTTCACACACCTTTTGAATTTAGGGTTTTTTCGGACTTTAACCGAAATTATGTGCATTTTTTTTAAACCCGAACGACGCAGCCCCGAAGCGCTTTTTATTCACCTTTTCAGTGGTTCAGCCGAACGGGGCAAATATACAAACAAATTATTAATTAAAACAAATTATTACTATGAAGACAATTAAAATTTTATTACTTGCAGCCTTGGTGCTGGTTTTGTTTACTTCTTGTACTTGTGACGACGACACAATTATTGTAAATTCAAGCTGTGAATTCACAAAAACCGAAGAAGTTCTTTATGACAGCCAAGACAACCTTATTCGATTAAACAACGTTTGGCTTCATAATTTAGATATGGGAACAACGCCTTGGTCAAGACTTCAATACATTGGTATTGACCAAAGTATTGGCTTGAATTCGCTTCGAATTACTTCAGAAAAAGAAATTCTTGAAGTTTACAACCCTTCGTTTTATGGTGATTATACGCTTACTTTTGTAAGCCCTTACGAAGTAATTTTTTATTCAAAAAGGTTACAAGACTACTACTATAATAATGACGTTTATTACTTTGTAATTACAACAAAAAGATAGTTATGAAAATACACTTCAAACACGGTGAAGGGTCAAGAATTTCAAATAAAATCTTAAAGGCGTTGCGAAAAAACGACGCCTTTATTATTGAAAAAACAATTAAAGACCTTACAAGTAGCGAAAACGAAAATAACTACATCACTACAATAAGCACAAAGAACCAAGCGGAAAACGAAAGTCTTACTTTTTTAAGGAACGAAATAATTGCTTTAATTCCTGAATTGTTTTCTGTGAATTACTTTTTTACCTTTACAGACACTTTTTCAAGTGTTCCTTTCGGTTTTAAAGCTGAATTCTTAATTGACGCAAAAGCCTTCGGTCATTGGATTTGTTATACTAAAATAAAAGAACAAAAACCAAAAAGCGAGCCTATAAACGCCTATAAAATAATAGTTTCTTAAAAATGATCGAATTTCAATTTTACCCCGCAAAAGTAAACGTTCCCGAACCCCTCGGAACAGTAACTTTATTTGAATTTTTGAAGGCGAACCAAAACCCAAGCGAACAAATAAAAGACATATTTCGTCGAATTGCTGAAGCTGAAGCCAGCGGAAACTTGAAGGAAAAAGCAGCCCTTAAACAAGAAAACCTTTATTATTTTACGCCTTGCGTCGTGTCAAATGGAAAAGGGCGAAAATATACCGACATTGTAAAATTTACGGGTCTTTTGGTTCTTGACTTTGATCACATTGAACACGCTGAAGCTTTCAAGTATTACCTTTTTGAACAATATACTTGTATTATTGCGGGCTGGGTTTCACCTTCTAAAAAAGGCGTTAAGTTCTTGGTTCAAATTCCTGAAGTTAAAACGACAGACGAATTCAAAGCTTATTTTTACGGTATTGGTATCGAATTACAGCACTTCAAAGGTTTCGACGGGTCGGGTCAAAATTGCATTTTGCCGCTTTTTTTATCTTACGACAAAGATCTTATTTACAGGGAAAACGCAACCACTTGGACAAAAAAAGGCAAAAAAGTAAACGAATTCAAAGCTTCAGAAGTCGAAGCTGTTAAAATTGAAGCTGGCGACGGCGACAAAGAACAAGTTCAAAGAATTATTTTGTCTTTAGTTGAAAAAATTATTGACAACGGTCACCCACAAATAAGGGCGGCGGCGGTTACTTTGGGCGGTTATATTGCGACGGGTTACATTGATCAAATTGAAGGCGAACTATTTATTAATAGTTTAATTCAAAACAATTCTTATCTTCGCAAAGGGGTTCAGGGCTATTGTAAAACAGCTAAAACAGCAATTCAACAGGGAATGTTGTCACAGCTTAAACTTAAAAAACATCAATAAAAGTGAGCGAAAACAAAAACATAACACCGAAGGACTTTTTAAAAGAAGACTTCGTTAAAGAAATAAAATACGTACCTTTTGACGAAACAATTGAAGTAAAAGAAGCCCGCACAGCTATTGAAAAAGAAGCTTGGCGTGAAGTGTATTCTTTTGCACATTTAATCAATAGAGAAGGGCGAAATTTTACTGAAACTGACGTTTTGCACTTATGCGAACGTTTCCTTTTGAATAAAGACAAAGTTCGCGGCGTTTTTATAAAGGTATTCAAGGAAAACGAAGACGCTTTTGGAATATCTGACAAGCCTGAAATTTTCAAAGTTGAATACTTTCTTCGCAAGAATTGGGAATTCGTTCGAAATGAAGTAACACAGCGTTCGGAATACCGACCAGCTTCAGGCGAAAAAGATTTTGAAAAACTTAACGTCGATACTTTATACAGAAAATTGCAGCACGTGAACTTTAAGTTTTCAATGGAAAAATTAAAGTCGCTTTTGAAGTCTGACTTTATGAAGACTTACAACCCATTTTTAAATTACTTCGAACAGCTTCCAGCTTGGAACTACGAAAAAGACTATATTGGCGAACTTGCAAACTATGTGACAACAACAAACCAAGAATTTCACGTTACACAGTTTCGTAAAATGCTTGTTCGTTGTGTCGGTTGTGCTTTGTACGGAATTGAAAACCGTTTTGTTTACGTTTTTGTTGGCGAAAAGCAAGAAACGGGAAAAAGTACTTTTATAAGGTTTTTAAACCCGTTCGGGGCAAAATATTACACAGAAGCGCCAATTCGCGACAACAAAGACACTTATTTTAGTTTTTCAGAAAATTTCATTCAGAACCTTGAAGAACTTGCTTCGCTGTCTAATATCGAAGTAAATCATTTAAAGTCTATTATTTCAATGTCAATGATTAAGGAACGCAAAGCCTTCGCCGTGGACGCCGAAGAACAGCCGCGTCGCGTCAATTTTTTCGGATCTACGAACAAAGACGAATTTCTTACTGACAGCGAAAACGCTCGTTGGCTTTGTGTTAATGTCGAAAATATAAATTGGGGCTATAAGAAGGAAGTTGACATTCACGCGGTTTGGTCGCAAGCCTTCGCACTTTTTCACGATCCAAATTTTGACCAAAGTCTTACTTCTGACGAAATGAAGGAACGCGACACAATGAACAAAAGCTTTGAAATTACAGACATTGAAAAAGATCTTATTAAACAATGCTTCGAATTGGCTGACGAAGCCGACCCCGAAGCGGCGTTTTATTCGTTGCCTGACATTCTGACCACGTTACAGGAAAAATTCCTTGGCAAAACATTAAACGCTAAATTTATAGGAAAATCAATGACGCAGCTTGGATTTTCAAAAGGTTCGAAGCGCATAAACGGTCATAAAACGCGCGGTTACTTCGTTAAGTTAAGAACTACTTCGCAATATAAGAACGAAGCGGAAAACGACCAAAAAGCGGCAAAAAACGCCTTGGAAAAAGCAGCCGAAGCGGTTCAAAAAGAAATTAAGTATAAATTCTAATAATTGGAACAAGTGGAACAAGACAACGTTCCACTTTAACAAGTTGAAAGTCAGGCGGTTAAGGCGGGGCGGAACATTGGAACAGTAAAATCCTTATTCAGTTGAAAAACTACACAAGTAAGGCTTATTTCAAAAATGGTAAAGAATAGAGAATTCAATGTTCCAATGTTCCAATAGTATAATAATAAAATTTAAAAGAGTTAATAATATTAGTAAAATAAGGGCTTCAGGGCTTTTTTAAAAGTGGAACAAGAGCGGAACAACAAAATTGTTCTTGTTCCAATAAAATCTTAAAACTATGGCAAATCTACAAGACGAAATTCAAAAGGAAACTGAAGGACGAATTCAGGCGGAATGTTTTCAATGGTTTAATAATACATTCCCAAATTTACGCGGTTTGATGTATCACGTTCCAAATGGTGGAAAAATGTCTGGTTCAGCTGGGAACAGGCTTAAAGCTATGGGTGTCGTTGCTGGTGTTCCTGACTTGGAATTTCATTTTTGGCGAAGAACTTTCTTTTTGGAATGCAAGACACCAACAGGAACAGTTTCAAAAGACCAAGTTAAAATTCATACAATACTTCACGAACACGGTTTTCGTGTTTTCGTGTTCAGATCGCTTCAGGAATTTCAAACGCTTGTTTGGGCTATTATAGAAGACAAGTCGACACAATACGCAAGGGGAATGACAAAAGAAGACTTTCAGTACAGAAACGGAATTTTTAATTACCTTTATAACCTTGAAGAAGGCACAGTTCAAGTTTTAAGTCATTTGGTAGCTGAAGAAAATCTTGAAAAGTTCAAAGGTATTGTTTTTGAATTTATGGCTGAAGGCTTCGACAAGATCGACGGCTTTGAATTACTTTTTACGCCTGACTATTTAGGCTTTTATAAAAAAATATTGACAGAAGAAACTGAAGTTCATTACAAAGGTAAAACAACAACAGAATTGACAAATGAAGGACAATAACGAAAAAAAGCTTCCAGCTATAAAGAAAACTGAAGCCGAAAAGAATAAAGACTTTATTCAGGCTGTTTTTGACAGAAACCCTGTCGGACGTCCTCGAATGTTTTCCCAAAAAGAAGATCTTGAAGAACAGATAAAAGAATATTTTACAAATTGTTACGAAGACAAGATAAAACTTACAATTACGGGGCTGGTTCTGTTCTGTGGTTTTTCAGACAGAAAAAGCTTTTACGAATACGAAAAAAACCCTGAATTTAGTCACACTATCAAGAAGGCGCGCACCCTGATTGAAATGAATTACGAATTGAAGCTTCAAGAAGCGTTTCCGCAAGGGGCAACTTTTGCGCTTAAAAACTTGGGCTGGACGGCTGAAGAACAGACTGAAACGACTATTAAAACGAAAACTTCATTCTATATTGGCGGCGACGACGACGACGACGAAAAAGACCCTATTTATACAGCTTATGAAGACACAGAATAACGACACGCAGCGCGTAAAATTACGCTTCAATTGGAAGCTTTTCAACCCTAATTTTCACCACTTGGAACGCGAATTTTCCAACACAGCAAGGCGTTTCTTGTGGTTTTATGGTGGTTCGTCTTCAGCCAAATCTTACAGCGCCGCCCAAGCGGTGCTTATTATTGCCGCCCTGATCGAAGGAAGCGATACGCTTGTTTTTAGAAAAGTTTCTTCGACGCTTGAAAGCACTATTTTCAAAGATTTTGTTACGGTTATTGATACGCTGAAGCTGAACGACTTTTTTAAAGTCAATTATAGGCGAATAACTTGCGTAAACGGGGCGGTCATTATATTCAAAGGACTTGACAACAGCGAAAAAATAAAAGGAATTTCAGGCTTCAAAAGGGTCATTTTAGACGAAATTTCAGAAATGGAATTTTCCGACTATAAGCAAATAAGAAAGCGTTTACGTGGTCGCCTTGGTCAGCAAATTATTGGACTTTTTAACCCTATCGACGAAGAACACTGGATTAAAAAAGAAATTTTCGACAAGCAACAGAAAACGAAGCTTTCGAATTCACTTGTTGACAGAAACGGAACGCTGAAGCTTGATATTGATCCAATTTATACAGAAGTCGCTGAAAAGTGGGAAGGCGCGCCGATTATGGTTAAGGGGCAAAAGTACCCGCCGAACTTCGTTGTTGTTAGATCTACATATTTAAACAACTTTTGGGTCGTTGGTTCGCCTTGTAAGAAGTTCGGTTTCGAAGACATTCAGACTATTCTTGACTTTGAACACGACAAAATCAATGATTATGATTTTTATTGTATTTATGGGCTTGGTTTTTGGGGCAAGCTAAACAAGGGCGGTGAAATATACAAGAATTTTGATATTAAGCGCCACGTGACGCCAGCCGTTCCTTATGACCCTGAACGAAGTCTTCATTTGTCTTTTGACGAAAACGTGAACCCGTTTATGACGTTGGACATATTTCAAGCCGAAGACCTTCGGGCGTGGCAAATCGACGAAATATGTCTTGAAGACCCAAAGAACACGCTGAAGTTCACAATGTTAGAGTTTCGCAAAAGATACCCTAAAAACGGAATGACAGTTTTTATTTACGGCGACGCTACAAGTAAAAAAGCCGACGTAAAGCTTGAAAAAGGGGTTAATTTCTTCGTATTGGTAGAAAACGAACTTACTGAACACGGCTACAATGTCGTAAGGCGCGTGCCTTCCAAGAACCCGAACGTTGAATTGCGTTGTAATTGGTTCAACGCGGTTCTTAATGGGCTGGACGGTATCGAAGTAACATTTGGCGACAATTGCATAAGAACTATTTCGGACTATAAGTACTTAAAACAGTCTTCAGACGGTGGCAAACATAAAGAAAAGACAAAAAACCCCGTTACAGGCGTCGTTTACGAAAAATACGGACACAATACCGACGCGAATGACTATTTTTATACAACGTACTTTTACAATAGTTTCAGCGCATACGGGCGACCGAAAAACGTTCAGAAGGCAATTATTTCTTCAAGAGTGAAGAAAAACCTTTATTAACATATTTTTTATATATTTGTATTCTAAAAATTAGACACTAAAAAAGACAATTATGGCAAAAATTACAACAGAATTCAAGTGTGAAAGAGTTGAACACAGACAAGAAAACGAACAGATCATTATTTTGACACCTGTCGCTTCAGATAGTGAAGCGCGCCTTGTTAGCGAAGTAAAAGTTTTAATTGTAAGCGAAAAAGACGAATTTAAAGAAGGTTGCGTTTATGATCTTACAATTAGCGAGAAAGTAAAGGAAAAAGCAAAAAATAAAAAAGAATTGGCTAAAGAAGCGGCTTTAAAAGAAGAAGCTGAAAACGCTGAAGAAGCGCCAGCTGAATAAGCTGCAAGCGTCCAGCGCTCGAAATAGAAAACTTTATTACTGAAAATTAACGCCTTATTCAAATAGGGCGTTTTTTTTTGTATATTTGGAAAAAATTCTTTTCATTATGTTTTTACTCAAAAAAGACTATTTCATTTCTATCGACGAAGAAGACCTTGACGTTGTTAGCTTTTCAAGCGACACAGGGACAACCGCCGAAGCTATTCTTTTAGAAACTGAACAGAACGTTATTCAAGAAATAGCTTCTTATTTGGCTGGTCGCTACGACACGCCGAAAATATTCGTTAATATTGAAGAACACACGGCGGGCGCTACTTACGCAGCTGGTGAATTCCTTTATGATGCAGTAACAGACAAATTTTATACAGCGCTTGAAGCTACAAGTGCAAGCGACCCGCTTACAGACGAAGCGAAGTTTGTTGAAGGTGACACAAGACCCGCTTTAATTAAGCGCCACGTGGTCAATATTGCCCTTTACGAATTACATTCAAGAATTAACCCGCGAAACATACCTGAATTCAGAATTCAGCGCCGCGACGACAGTATAAAATGGCTTAAAATGGTGCAAGATCCACGCAACAACGTTGACGCCGATTTTTTACCAAGGCGTGACTTTGGTGAACAGCGCGGCAATGACATAAGCTGGAATTCAAAGCCTAAATTAACACACGACTATTAATAAAATGGGAAAAATTAAACGAAACAGGGGCAAAAATACGGTTGTTAAGGCAAACAACGCCCTGAACGCAAAAAACGTCTATGCGCATAAGAAACAACGCGACATTCAGAAAAACATTGTAAAAACTTCTTTTTACAGACAGCGCGCGCAAATTAATGCTTGGATCTATGCGACGCAAACAGCTGAAAGTATAATTTCGCCGAATAATACCGAATTAATGCGAGTTTATAAAGACATTGAAGTTGACCTTCATTTGTTCGCGCTTATGCAAACAATTCGCTTGAAGGTAATTGCGAATAATTTCTTCATATATGACGCCAGCGGTGAAATAAACGAACAACTTACAGACCTATTCAAAAAGAAATGGTTCAGAAAAACAACGAAATATATTATTGATAGCGAATTTTACGGCTTTTCATTGATCCAATTCGCTGACATTAAGGACGGTATTTACAGCGACGCTACACTTGTGCCGCGCGAATACGTTATTCAGCAAAAAGGCGGAATAAAGACGTCTTTGGCAAACACTAAAGAACTAATTGCTTACGATACGCCTGAATTCTTGAATTGGGTCATTCCTGTCGGTGAAACTGACAACTTGGGTCTTCTTCACAAAGCCGCACCGATAGTAATTAAGAAAAAAGAAGTTGTTTCAGCTTGGTCTGAAGCTGCTGAAATTTTCGGAATGCCTTTACGTCTTGGGAAAACGAATATTGGCGACCCTGACAGGCGCGCAAATATGGAAGAAATGCTTGAAAATATGGGAACAGCCGCTTGGGGTGTTTTTGGTGAAGACGACAGCGTTGAATTCGTAGAAGGTGCAAAAAGTGACTTCTTCAAGATATATCAAGAATTTATTAATACGGCAAACGCCGAACTTTCAAAGGGTTTCTTACTTCAGACGGGAACAACAGACGAAAAAGCCTACGCTGGAAGCGCTGGCGTTCACGAAAGCGTTCTGAAGACATTAATTGAAGCTTACATTGTGCTTGTTGAAGAAGTGACAAATGAATTCATTATTCCAGCGTGTCAGCGTCTTGGGCTTTTACCTGTTGGCGTATATTTTCAGTCTGACAATGAACAAAAACTATCATTTGAAGAACTTACGCGCGTGCTTGAAGTGCTTCTTGCTTCAAAAGAAGTGCCTAATGATTGGATCGAAACCAATTTTGGTATTCCTGTCGAAGATAAAGTTATTGAAGCCGCAAAAGAAATAAGCGAAGCGGGAACAGACGCTTCTTCAGTAATGAAAGCCGTAAAAAATATGTATTCGGGAACGCTTAAAACTTGTAAACACTAAATAAATGCCGAATTTTATAAATTATACAGACGAACAAATTGAAGCCCTTATAAACGACGTTTATAAGGGTGTCGTCACTCGCGACAATTTGCCCGTCGATCTATACAAAGACATAAAAAGGCGGCTTAATAAAGCGGTCTTTGAAGGTTTCGGCGGCACTTATTCGGATTTTTCAACGGCTACTTCTGACGGTCTTATTATGGCTGGTTTTGAAAAGAATATTGCTGTGTTTTCGGGCGCGAAGACATTCCAGCAAGTTAATGATATGAGCAACTTTTTGTTCGCTGGAAAAGACAAAATTCCGTTTAGCGAGTTCAAAAAATATGCGAACGACATATTTGACACCTATAACGACAATTGGCTTAAAACGGAATACAACACGGCTTTAAGTCAGGCGTCTTCGGCGCAACAATGGCACACTATCAAAGAACAGGCTGAAATTTTTCCTTTAATTAAATTCATAACGGTCGGCGACGAACGCGTTCGAAGCAACCACAAGCAACTTGACGAAATAGTTCGCCCAATTGGTGACCCTTTTTGGAAACATAATTTTCCGCCTTTAGATTGGAATTGTCGCTGTACAACTGAACAGCTTGAAGAAGGTGAAGAAGAACTTACTGACTTGGGAACGCGTGAAATTCCGTCTGTACCGAAGTTGTTTCAAATGAATGCGGGCGAAGACAAGGTTATTTTTGACGAAAGCGTTCACCCTTACTTTACAGTTGACAAGCGTTACAAGGTGGCACTTGGCGGCAATTTTGGGCTTCCTTTTGTTTCTGAAGTGAAGGCGAAAGCTGTAAGAATTAAAAAAGCACCAGCGCCAGCCGTTGAAAAAGGGTTTAAAGAAATAACAAAAAGAACAGAATTCAAGACAAGAATTGTGTCAGCTTTCAAAGATAAACTTGGCTTGAATATGAGCGACGCCGTAAAGGTTTCTTCAAAGCTGGACATTGAAACTCTTAATTTGAATTTAAAAACAGTCGAAAACCTTCTTGACGAATACGACATTTCTGACACGGTGTTAAAAGAAGAACTTACAAAAGTAAGTTTTGCTTCTACAAATAGCAATTACGGCTTCGTTCAGTCCGCGACACATAGACAAAAGGGGTCTTTTGATTACAAAGGCACGCAATTAATTGAAATAAACTTTGGAAGCGCTTCAGATATAGGTGCAAGCCGAACTTTTGACCCGCTTGCAAGGCTTACAAGGTCAAAAAGCCGCGTCGATTTTGAAAACCAAAAAATTGCAACAATTGTACACGAATTCGGTCACGTTATCGTTACGGACAAGGCGCACTTAATTCAAGGTTCAAAAGGTGCTGAATTTATAAAAAAAGCCGTAACTTTAAGAAACCAATATTCGGCGGAACTTTCGACGGTTCACCAATTAGAAGACAAAACTGAATTAATGAAGCTTTCGCTTGGAAAATACGCAAGTACTAACGTAAACGAATTTATTGCTGAAGCTTTTACTGAATACAAACTTTCTTCAAATCCGAGCAAATACGCCGTTGAATTGGGTAAATTAATAGATGAATACTTTAAGAAAAAATAAAAGAAATATGGAAGCTAAAAAACTAATTTGCTTTAATTGCAAACATTTTAACGAAATTCAAGGCGGTTGCGCGGCTTTTCCTGAAGGAATTCCCGACAAAATTACAGAAGGCAACAACCAGCACGAAAAGCCGCTTAAAGGTCAAGAAAACGACATAATTTTTGAACCAGCTGACTAATGGCTTTTAACTTTGATCGTAAAATAAAAGAATTTAAGCTTGCAAAGGCGACGCTTCCGACCATTATCGGGAACATTGCCAAGCGTCACTTTGTTCAGTCTTTTCGTGACGGCGGTTTTACTGAAGACGCGCTTGATCCTTGGAAGGCTCGAAAAAGGGGCGACAAAAGCGACAGGAACACAAGAACGGCGCGCGCTATTTTGGTTAAAACGGGTCATTTGCGGCGTTCTATTCGCGTAAGGGTCGCTTCATTCGATAAAATAGAAATTGGCGCTTACGGCGTGCCTTATGCTAAATTTCACAACAACGGCGGCGGCAAATTACCAAAAAGAAAGTTTATCGGACATTCAAACGCTTTGAATAAGAAAATACAAAGCCGAATTAACAAAGAAATAAAAAGTATATTATGAATTCAAAACTTGACCTTTTTGACGCTTTAGAAGCAAGAATAAAAGACGAAATTCCCGAAATAAAGACTTTCAGGCTGTTCAACAACCAATTCGAAAACGAAAAGCAAGAAAAAGCCTTTGCTTTTCCCGCTTTAATGGTTGAATTTACAGACCTAAATTATACAGCCAAAAGCGAAAGCCTTCAAGAAGCCGACACAAGTCTTATTTTTCATTTGGGTTTTGCTTCATTGAAGACTGAAGACCGCGAAATTTTCGTTTTGGCGCAAAAGGTTCACCAAAGCCTTCAGGCGTTCGCTGGCGTCGGGCTTTTTTCTTCGCTGAACCGTAAAAGGGAACAGCAAGACAGCAACCACGACGGCGTTATTGTTTGGAAAATAGAATATACAACCCTTTTAAGCGACAATTCAGCAAACAGGAACAGAAGGCTGGTTTATATGTCTTCAATTGACGAACTTGACGTTGACGCTGAAGGCGCGCCGCCCTTCTTGCAGCCAACGCCGTAGTAAATGAAAAAAGCCTTCCAATGGAAGGCTTTAATCATCAATAAAAGAAAAACAATAAATAATAGATAGTTACAGAGTTCAAATATAAAACTATTTTGCAACTTTAAGCTTTTTTTCTTCGTTTATTTTTTTATTTGTTAAAGCGTCAATTTCGACGCTTTTGCGTTCCTTGCTTTCAATGTCCTTCGTTCCTGAATTCATTTCTTTTCCAGCTTTTAACGCTTTTTTGTGCGCTGTGCTTTGTGCTGAAGTATTGGTTTCTAACGTAAACCCGTTCGGCTTCCAATTTACGCGAAGCACTACAAAACCATTGACAGAATAAACCTGACTTTTAAAACGACTGTCTTTTTCGCTGGTTGTTGCTATTGCTTGAACTGAAATAATGCCTTTTAATACGTCTTTCGGGTCGTAACCGTTGCGTTCTAATTCGCTTCGTAATGCTGTGTTAATTACTTTTAACGCCCCGTAAACGAAGTCAATTGCTTGCTGTTCGACTGTTATCAAATTCGCGTAATTCTTTTCGGCGCGTCTGAAATTACTTAAAATAAAGGCTGGCTTGAAGCCGAAAAAAGCGAAAATTGAATTAATTATTCTTTTCATTGTGTTTGGTTTTTGCGAAGTCCTTCCAAATAGTGTCTTCAGACAGAAATAATTCTTGCGCGGTTCGTCGAATTACGTCAGCAACGTTAAGGCTTTTGTGGCGCTCGTTTACTTGGTTTTTCACGTATTCAGCACGGTCTTCAAGTGTTTTCTGGTTTTTCTTCATTGTTATTTTACTATAAAGACAAATTAAAGACAAAAAAACGACACTACAAAACAAATATTAATATTAATATTGTGCTATGGATTGGAAACATATTAAAAATATAGACAAAAGCGCAAGCTTCGCCGAAATGTTTATTTACGACGAAATTTCGGCTGAAAAAGTAAACGGTTCTTCGTTTGCTTATGAAATGCGTCACTTAATAGATTACGGAATTAAAACTATTAAGGTAAAAATCAATTCAGTAGGCGGCGACGTAATGCACGCGCAAACCATAATTTCGGAAATTATAGACGCTAAAGAAAAAGGCGTTACAATTGAAACATACGGACAGGGTTTAATGGCTTCTTCGGCTGGTGTTATTTGGCTTACAGCTGAAAAAGAACACAGGTACGCCAAAGATTACGCCCGCTTAATGGTTCACGGCGTTTCACCAGCTTCACAGAAAGACCTTGACGAAAAAGACAAAACGGCGCTTGAAAACTTTAAGTCTATTTTGGTGCAAATATTGGCAAATAGAACAGGTAAAAAAGAACGCTTCTTTGAAGATCTTTTTACTAACGGTTTGGATAATTGGTACAACACAAAAGAAATGATTAAAAACGGGCTTGTCTTGAAAGACAACGTTGAAAATACAAATATAAAAATTGACATTGAAGAAGAAAAAACGGCTGGCGTTGTTGTCGTGTTTAATAAACTAAAAACAACTATTGAAAATAATATTAACACAAATCAAATTAAAATGAAAAAAGTCATTGCACTTTTGAAGCTTCAAGAAGGAGTTTCTGAAGAAGTGGTTGAACAAGCGGTTGTTTCTGTTCAGAACAAGCTTACAGAAGCCGAAAACGCGCTTTCTGTTAAAGACGCCGCAATTCTTGCACTTGAAAACAAAGTTGCTGAACAACAGCGAACAATTGACACGGCAAACGACGCTTCGGCGGTTGAATTCGTAAAAAATTGTATTAAAGAAGGAAAAATTTCACCTGAAAAAGAAGCTGAAGTTTTGGTTCAAGCAAAAAACAACCTTGAAGGGTTGAAAACGTTAATGTCGGCAATTCCTGAACGTGCTGCAAACATTATGAACAAGATTACAGGCGAAGAAGGTTCGACTGAAGAAAAAAGAAGCTTCAGAGAATTGGAAAAAAGCGCGCCGAACGTATTGAATGCAATGAAGAAAAACGACTTGAAACAGTATGTTAATCTTTATAACGCACAATACGGAACAGCAAAAACTGAAGCTGATTTTCAGTAATTAAAAACAACTATTTAACAAAAATTGAAATGAAAACAAGACTTTCACTAAAAAAGATCACTTTTAATATGGCTTTCGCCTTCATTTTAGGGATTTTATTCGCTTCACCAGCTTTTGCTGTCGGGGTTTTTGCGGTCGGAACAGGTGCGCAAATTGTCACAGGACAAAATTTATTTAATGGCGCTTTAGCGTTTGCCTTACAAACTGAAGTTTGGGTTCAAGATATTCAAGAACAGCTTTATTATGGGAATGAATTCTTGTTTTTGGCGCAAGATCATTCTGAATTTATTAAACATAAGACAGTTCACATTCCACAGGCTGGCGGAACGCCCAACGTTGAAAAAAACAGAACAGCTGTAAACACAGACCCAATTCAAAGGACTGACACAGAAATTACTTACGATCTTGACAACTACACAACTGACCCGATACTTGTTAAAAATATCGAAGATTTGCAAGTTAGTTACGCAAAAAGACAGTCGGTGCTTGCTTCGCATATTGCGACACTTTCGGACACAGTAGCAACGGAAACACTTCAGAAATGGGCTGTAACAGGTTCAACAACTCACGTTTTAAGAACGACAGGCGCGGCAACGGGAACTTTGCCACACGCAACAGCAACGGGAACGCGTTTAAAATTAACCAAGGAAGATATGGCACGCGCTTCGGCTCGTATGGATCTTGACAAAGTACCGTCAAAAGAACGTTACGCCGTTTTACCAGCTGCAATGTTTTACGATTTATTTACAGACAGCGACCTTGTACGTTCACGCGCTACAATTTCAGCCGATATGCTGGCAAAAGGTGTTATTGCTGAATTATTCGGCTTTATGATTATTAAAAGGGGTGAAGCTGTAATGTACACTTCAGCGGCTACACCTTCGCTGCGTGCTGCTGGTTCTTCTGAAGCTGCGACAGACTGCGCTGGTGCTGTTTGTTTTAGTCGTTATATGACTTCACAAGCTTTGGGTGAAATTATGGTTTATATTAACGAAGGCGACGCGCAAAAATATGGTGACGTAATGAGTGCCGAAGTAAACCACGGGGCGCACTTTTTAAGACCGAATAATGTCGGGCGTGTATCAATTGCACAGGGTTACGTTGCACCATAAGCACGAAGTCAATTCAATATAAATAAAGGCGGCAAAATAACGCCGCCTTTTTTTTTAACCAAATAAAAATATACAAAATGTTAAACGATATAAAATTTAACAGGGGCGAAGGCGGTCTTGGGCGCGCTTTAGCTGGTGAAGACCATATTTCAGGAATAGTTTCTTATTTTGACGCTGTTTCGATACCTTCAAGCTTTGTTTCTTCGCCTATTCAAGTGGTTTATTCTTTAGAAGAAGCCGAAGCGCTTGGAATTTTACCTTGGTCAAGCACAAACAGCGACGAAAATGTTGCTGGGCTACATTATCAAATAAAAACAGCTTACCAAGCTAACCCGAAAATGGTTCTTTATATAATGATAAAAGACGACGCTTCAAAAGATTACCTTGAATTAATAGAAATGCAACGCTTCGCTGAAGGAAAAATTCGACAAGTTGGCGTTAATGATTGGCGTGAAGACCTTTTTGCTGTTGGTACTTTAGCAATATTGCAAAGTGCTTGCGACGTTTTAGAAGCTGAACACAAACCTTTAAGCGTTCTTTTTGCGCCAAGAATTGCGGCTATTTCTTCACTTGGCGACCTTCCTGACCTTCGGGCTTTAGACGCAAAAAACGTTTCTGTAATTATAGGTTCTGACGGTGTTGGTGAAGGTTATGCTTTAGGCAACGAATTCGGTTACTTTGTTTCTTGTTTAGGTTTGGCGCTTGGCGCTTTATCTATTGCAAAAGTGAACGAAAATATTGCTTGGGTTGGTCGTTTTAATGTAGCGAAGAACGATACAAATGAATTCGACGTTCCAGCACTTACGACGGGCGTCTTGGTCAAAACTTTAGCACCCGCAGCGCTTGACACGCTTAACGCGAAGGGTTATATTTTTTTATTAAAGCACGTCGGAACAGCTGGCACGTATTTCAACGACACGCATACAGCGAAAGTTGTCACTTCAGATTACGCTTTTATTGAAAACAACCGCACAATTGACAAGGCTGTTCGTGGCGTTCGAACTTTTATGCTTCCAAGCTTGAATTCGCCCTTATATGTGAACCCAAACGGAACGTTGACAGAAGACACAATTGCAAGCTTCAGAAACGACGCTTTGCGCGCACTTGAACAAATGGAACGCGAAGGCGAAATTTCGGCTAAAGAAGTCGTAATTGATCCAGCGCAAAACGTTCTTTCGTCTTCGAAGTTGGTCGTTTCGATTAAAATTATACCTGTCGGGGTTGCAAGAAATATTTTAGTAAACATCGGTTTCGCCGTAAAAATCAATTAAGAAATGGAAAATATACCTTTAGTAAATGGACGCGCTTATTCTTACGTTGACGTAATTGTTAAAATTGCGGGCGTTCCAACGCCTTCGGTTTCAAAAATTAGCTACACAGAAGAACAGCAAAAAGAAAACAGCTACGGAACAGGTTCGCGACCTGTCGCGCGTGGTGCTGGAAAAATAGAAGCGAAAGCCAGCCTTGAGATTTCAATGAATGACGTTGAAGCAATGCGTGACGTTTCGCCAAATGGTTCGCTGTTAAAATTGCCACCTTTCGACATTGAAGTTCACTTTTTAAACGAACAGAAAGTTGTTACGCACACAATTAAAAACTGTGAGTTCACGAACGACGGCGTTGAAGCTGGAACAGACGACAAAGACATCAAAAAAAGTTTTGATTTAATTCCGTCACATATTCTTTACAGATAAAAAAAATTGTATCTTTAGCGAAAATTAAAACATTTTTAATATGGAAGCTAAAAACACAAAAAAACACCGTTACGAAATTGAAGTTGAAGGCGCTAAAGCATTTTTAGCGCCTTTGTCGTTTCCTGTCGCTGAAGCCGCACTTGGTTTCACTTTTAGACAGTACCCGAAAATGATTACGGCGGGCGAAATACTTGTAAACTCGTTATTCTTGCACGGTTCGCCGAAATACAAGAACGACAAAAAAAGCGGCTGGTGGTCGCGCGTGTGTCTTGAAGCTTACAAAATACTTGATTTATTAGCTTACGAAATTATTGACGAACGAATTGTTGTCGAAAAAGACGGCAAAAAATACAGCTGTAAATTAAGCAAAGACGTAAGTCGTGACGTTTTAGAAGACGCGCTTGGACTTATAAGACCGAATTCAGGCAACCCGTTACCGTTGACAGCTGGGCGAATGATTTTAAACGACTGTTGGCTTGAAGGTGACGAAGAAATAAAAAACGATCACGAATTACTTATTTGCGCTTCATTAGCTGCTTATTATTCAATTGAAGAAAAAGAAGCAAGTATAAAAAAGATATAAGTCAGTCCGTTATACCATTTGAAGACGACGACAATGCTTTTGAATTGGTAAAAATGAGCGCTTTAATACGGTTTTACTTCAAAGAAGACCCGAACAGGCTGACGAATAAAGAGTTTGCAAAGCGCTGGAACGAATTAAGATATGTACTAAAATTTGAAAGTTTAAGAAAAAACCCTTTTTAAAATGGCTGAAAATACTGAAACCTATGTAATAAAACTAAAAGACGTCAATTTTTTGGCGGGAATGAAAGCCGCCGAAGACGCTGCTGGAAAAGTTGAAAAAAAGACTAACGCCGTAGGAAGCGCAATGTCAATGATTGGCGGCGTTGTAGCTGGTATTTCAGTCGTTTCTTTAGGTACTCAAATAATCGACACTTTGGCGAAATTCGAAAAATTTGAAGCTGTTCTTACTACTACTTTAGGAACTGAAAGCGCCGCACAGGACGCAATGGCGCAAATTACCGAATTCGCTGCAAAAACCCCGTTCGAAGTGGACGGCTTAACTGACAGTTTTGTTCGTCTTGCAAATCAGGGCTTTGTTCCTACTATGGACGAAATGACGAAACTTGGTGACCTTGCGAGTTCAAAAGGTAAAGATATGACGCAATTAAGTGAAGCTTTAATTGACGCACAAGTTGGCGAATTCGAGCGTCTGAAGGAATTCGGAATTCGAGCGTCAAAAGCTGGCGACCAAGTAAGCTTTACTTTTAAAGGTCAAACGAAGACAATGAAAATGTCTGACGACGCCGTTAAAGATTATGTTTTAAGCCTTGGCGACCTTGCTGGCGTTCAGGGTTCAATGGCTGGAATTTCAAAAACGACAGGCGGGCAAATATCGAATTTAAGTGACACGGTTACAAGTCTTTATTTAAAACTTGGTACAAAATTAAAACCAGCTATTTCTTCAGTAATTGGCGGACTTATGAACGCTGTTGCTGGAATTTCAAGCTTTGCCGATTGGGTTACTTCGGGAACAGTTGGCGCAAAGGCTTTCGGTGTTGCTATGGCTGTAATTGGTGGCGGATTGGTTACTTATGGACTTATAACGGGCGCTTTAGCTATAAAAACGGGAATTTTAACAGCTTATCAATGGTTACTTAATGCAGCAATGACCGCAAACCCTATCGGTATAGTTGTCGTTGCAATTGGGGCGCTTATTGCTGGCGTTGTTATGGCTTACCAAAAATTTGACACTTTCAGGGCTATTGTAAACGGTTCTTGGGCTGTTTTAAAACAGGTCGGTTCTAATATTATGGGAATGTTTTCGAAAATTCCTGAAATGGTAATTAAAGCGTTTACACAGATACCGCTTGCAATTAAAAGCGTTTTTTCGGGCGTTGGTGACCTTTTCAACGCTATTTTCGGCGACGGTAAACTTTCAGACGTTCCGAAAATCCTTAAAGGAATAGGAACGGGAATTTTAAAATCGAACCCGATTACGGGCTTGGCTGCGAATGTAGCTGAAGAAGCAACCAAAGGAGTAGGCGACGCGTTCGGCGGGGCTTATAATGACACAATGAACCAAGCTAAAAAAGACAAAGCGGCGGCTGGAAAAGGACAAGGAAAAAAAGCGGGCGACAGTACGCTTCCAACAGCTGGCGCTGGTGCTGGCGCTAAAGACAAGGGTTTAAAAGCTGGAATTTCTGAAGTAAGATCGACAGCCCCAAAGAATTTTTATATTAATATAGGCAAATTAGTCGAAGAATTAAACATCAATACAACTAATTTGACAGAAGGAAGCGCGAAAATAAAAGAAGAACTAACAAAAGTATTGTTAACAGCGGTTAATGATATGCAAATAATATCGGAATAATGGCAACTTTTAACTTTTTTACAAACGGCGCAATTATAAGCGGTCAAGGAAAAGCAACTTCTGAATTGAAGTCTTCTTTATTTTCACGCGAAGAAATAGAAGAAGAAAGCTTTGACAAACGTTCGATTTTTGGAACGCCTGTTTATTCCAATTTAGAAATTCCAGCTGGCGAATATACCGACCTTGAAGGTCGTGTTGTTCGTTTTGAAGGTATTCGGATCGACGCCGTACTTTTTGACTTGTCACAAGAACGAAACATTGTAAGAACGCAAATAAGCGGGCGAAATGGAACAATAAAGCAATTCGTTTCAGACGGCGACATTGTTATAAGTTGTCAAGGCATAATTACAGGAAAATCGACAGAAGAAAACAAAGGTTTTTCAATGAATTCAATTGTTGGAGTTCCTGAAGAAGAAATTCGAAAATTAAGCGCAATTTGTTCAGTTCCTCGCGAAATTGAAGTTGTTTCTGAATTTCTTGACTTTTTCGACATTACCACAGTAGTAATAAGCGCGCCAAGCTTCGCCCAAAAAGAAGGAAACCGCGGCGAAATATTATTTAGTTTACAAATGTATAGCGACCAGCCTGTTGAATTAAAATAAAATGAAATGTTAAGACCTTGGATAAACATAAGAATTGGAAAAGAAGAATTTGCCTACATAACTGACGGCGAAGTTGTTACAACGTGGAAACGTTTCACGGACACGGCAAAAGTAGCAATTCCAAGGAAGGTGAAAAAAGGAAACAAGACTATTTTTATAGGAACGGACAACCTTTTTAAGAAGGGCGACTTCGCGACCATTTCAGTCGGTTATTTTCCAAACATTGAACAGATCTTTGAAGGCTATCTTACAAAGATAACGCCGAACGACGTCGTTGAAATGGAGTTTGAAGACGCTTCTTGGATCTTAAAACAAACAAATTTAACAGTTTCTTACAAAAATATAAGTCTTGAAGACTTACTTAATAATTGTTTAAATGAAGCAATAAAAAAAGCTTCTCCAGCAATTAAAGAAGGTCTTGAAAAAGTAAAAATTAAAGCCGTAGAAGCTAATTTTCCAGCTTTTAGGCTTACAAATGTGAATATTGTGCAAGTTCTTGACGAACTTAAAAAAACTTACGCTTTAACGTCGTTTTTCAGGGGTGAAACTCTTTTTGTTGGTCTTGCTTACAATGCTGACGGAAACAAGCACAAATTCGAGTTTCAAAAAGACATTCTTGACGGTCATAGTTTAGAATATAAAAAAGAAGACGACGTTCGACTTAAAGTAAAAGTTACTTCAATGCTTGAAAACAATTCTAAAATTGAAGTTGAAGTTGGCGACCCTGACGGCGAACAACGTTCAATTTTTGTTTATAATGTAAAAGACCAAGCCGAACTTAAAAAAATAGGCGAACGCGAAAAACAAAGATTGGTTTACGAAGGTTTTTTTGGTACATTTGACACGTTTATTGAACCAATAGTTCGACACGGTGACGAAATAGAACTTATTGACCCGAAGCACCCTGAAAAAAACGGCTTTTACTATGTCGAAGCGGTTGCCCCTAAATTTGGAACAGGTGGCTATTTTCAAACTATAACTTTAGGCGTTAAAATTAGCGCTAATTAATACGGAATAAATGGCTGAAATTGCTGACATATTAAAACAACTCGGAAAAAACAACGAAGAAATTTATTCAGTTGTTTGCACCGTTACAGAAATTGACGAAGAAAAAAGAATTATTTCTGTCAAGCCAAACAACAATTCGGCTGAAGTTTTTGACGTAAGGCTTCAAACGGTCGTTTCGGGCGCTTTAGGGCTTGTTTATTTTCCTAAAATGTCCAGCGAAGTAATAATTACGTTTTTATCTAAAGAATTGGCTTACGTGGCTCTATATTCAGAAATTGAAAAGGTTCAGCTTAATATTGGCGACTTTTCACTTTTTTTCGACGCTACAAATGCAAATTTGAGTTCGGAAAATATCGACGTAATTGCAACCAATACAGAAATAAGTTCTGACAATATAACGGTCAACGCCACAAGTACAGAAATAAATTCTGACAACGTAACGGTCAATGCTACAAGTACAGAAACAAATTCACAAACAACAAAGTTTTCAAGTTCTTCTTTTGAAGTAGAAGGAACAAGCGTAAAAATAACAGCCCCAAGCATTGCTTTAATGGGCGCAGCTATTAATTTAACGGGCGCGGTTACTATTGCGGGCGCTACGGCTATAAACGGCGCAATCACAATAAATGGCGGCGGCAACGGCGGGCTTCCTTTGGGCGGCGCTCTTGTTTCTCAATTGAATAGTTTAAAAACAGATATTTCAAACTTGAAACAAAAATTTAACAATTGGACACCTTCAAGCAATGACGGCGGCGCGGCTTTGAAGTCGCAGCTGGCTGGCTGGTCGCCAAACGTGACACCTGTAACCGCCGCCGCAATAAGTAACCCACAAATAACACAGTAAAAAATGGCTGAAATTATAACAAAAGATATTAAATTTGAAGACGACATTGTTATTGTAAACGGTGACTTTTTGCTTTTTAATAGTGACGAAGTTCACATTGAAAACATTTTAAAAGCAAATAAGGGTTTCTTTTTTGAAAACCCGCTTGTTGGTCTTGGAATTATTCGCGAACTTAACGGCTCGAAAACAATTCAGGAATTAAAGCAAGATATTCGTCGCCAGCTGGTTCTTGACAATTTTAGTGTTCAATTAGTAGAAATAAAAGAAGGCGAAATTAATATTAACGCAAAAAGACTAAAATAATGACAGAAGTTTTAATTATAGAAAATCAAAGCGTTTTAGATATTGTTACGCAACACCTTGGAACACTTGAAGCAAGTTTTGAATTCTGTCTTGCAAACGGAAAAGCTTTGTCTGAAGATATGTTTTCAAACGAAACTGTAATTGTGCCGCAAAGCACTAACAAAAAAACAGACATTTTAAATTATTTCGCCGAAAAGAAAGTTGAACTTGCGACGGGCTACCCTTTAATTGACAACGAAGTTTTTGGAATTGGCGAAATGATAATTTTACAAAATTTTATAATCACTTAACAAAAAAAAATAAAAATGAAAAAGCCAATTAGTACCTTGAAAACGTTTTTCGAAACGGGCGACAAGCCAACAGAACAGCAATTTGCTGACCTTATAGACAGTTTTATTCACAAAGACGAAGGTTTTGTTATTACACAAGTTGAAACGACTGCTGGCGGCTTAACAATAACTTTTTCAGACGGTTCAAGCGAATTTTTACCTGTTTTTGCGTTAGAAAATCAAGAAATTAGCTTTATTAACGGGCTTCAGGCTTTTATTGACGCTGTTAATTTGTACCATAGCAACCTTGTTTTAACAGAAAACAATTTTTCGAACCAAAATTTACAAGATCTTACTGACTTATTAGTTTATATTCAAAATATTTCAGAAAATACTTTTACAGGCGACTTTAATGTTTTAAATTATAATTTTGGATCTAATGTTTTTACAGGTGGCACAACTATTGGCGATTTAATAGCTGAAATAAACCCGCCAATTGAAGTTTTGAAGGGTCAAATAACAAGGTTTTTTTATCGTGAAGCCGATTTTAGCGACGGAAACCACGCTTTAAAAAACATTCAAAAAACTTTGGCACTTCCTTCGGGAATTTATGGCTTTGGACAACTTAACGACATAAATTTTGACGCTTTTGTAATTTCTGAAGACGGAAAAAGCGACACAGAAAATATAATTTTGAACAGACCTTTCAGGGGTTTAAATATAAGTCGTTATATTGACGGTTTTGGCAATGATTTTGACACACAAAGACAGTCTTCTTTTAATACTGAAGTATATAATAAAATAAATGTTATAAATTTAGAAACAAATTCTTTAAGGTCTTTAAAAGTAACAGACGAAGAAATTGAATTTCAAGACGCCGAACTTTTAAACGAGTTCGACGGGGTTTCGCCTATAAAAATAAATACAAGTTTTGAAATAACCGCCCAAGGCACACCCGACGCGCAAGGGTTTAGTTCTGTTTTAATGTTAACTAACGACAGCGCAACGGCTGGCGTAGTTATTCAAGTTGAAGCTGGTATTTTTGGCGACGAAATTCAAGGTTTTAACGCTGGTTTTAAGTTTTCAAAAAATACTTCAGGAACAGAAGTTTTAAAATACGTAAAAACAAAAGAAATTATTTCAGCAGAAGAACAAGGCAGCGCTCTTGTGTCAGTTGAATTAATAGCTGACTTACTTTATGACGGAACACTTTTAACGGGTTCTTTTATAGTTAATGACGAAATTTATGACGTTGAAGACTTAACCGAAGACGTTGACATTATTGACGTTTCACCAGCTTCAATTTCAGCCTTGTCGGCTGGGGTTCGAATTGGCTGGTCAGGATATAATTCGGCGGAATTTATACTTAATTATTTCGGCTACAATAGAAACGGCGGCAATGTTTTAAGACGCTTTTGGCTTAACGAAAAAAACGAAACTTTTTTTTATGACGAAGACAAAGAAATTGAAGTTTTAAGGGGCGGAACTGAAGTAATTTCTAAAAATGAAGCAAGAATTCAATTCGATACAGATAAAATGCTTAAAAACGGCAAAGGAAAAGCTATGAAACTGAATGATCTTGTAAACTATGCAGCCCAAGAAGCTATTTATTTAAGCAAAAAAAGCGAGCCGAAAATTTACAAAGCTTTAATTACTCAAACAGGAACAGCCGCCCCGACAGTTGTTATTTTGAAAAATACACTTGGAAACATTGTTTGGTCAAGGGGTTCAACGGGCTATTATTTGGCAAATTTAACGGGTGCTTTTACAGCAAAAACAGCTTTAAAGGTGCAGCAAAGCACCTACGGTTCTGACTGGCAAATAAACAGAATAGACAAAAACAATATTGATGAAATTAGCATAAGCGTTGCCGACGTAAATACATTGTCATCTTTAGACGACGGACTTAATGACACTTTAATAGAAATTGAAGTTTATAATTGATATAATTTTTATATATTTGCGATATGGCTCGGACAATTGAACAAATTCAGAATATAATTTTAGAAAAGAAGGCGCTTGCGTCTTCTTTGTCTAATTTGGAAGTTTTAACGACTTCAGAACAGTCAACGCTGGCAAACTTAACAAGTACTTCAAAAGTGGCAATTTGGCGCTTGTGGGTTTATATATGCGCTTTTTCTATATGGACACTCGAAAAGATTTACGATACTTTTAAAATCGAAGTCGAAGAAACTATTGCTTTGAACCAAATCGGAACGCCTACTTGGTACAGAAAAAAAATGCTGGAATTTCAACTTGGTTATGACTTGACAGAAATGGCAATTTATGACAATACAAACGAAATTCAATCTGAAGTTTTAGAAAGTAAAATTATAAAACAGGCGGCAATTGAAGAAATAGGCGGTCGTTTAAAAGTGAAAGTTGCCACCGAAAACACAGACGGCGAACTTGCACCACTTTCAAACGCTGAACTTGAAGCTTTTTCGAATTACGCGCAAAAAATCAAATACGCGGGAACTCGTTTAATAATAGTTTCGCGAATTCCTGACGACTTTAAAGCTGATTATACAATTTATTACAACCCTTTAATTTTGGACGCTTACGGCGCAAGGCTTGACGGAACAGACAACGAACCTGTTCAAAATGCTGTTAAGTCATTTCTTCGTAATTTAGAATTCAACGGTGAACTTGTTCTTACGAAACTGACCGACTATTTACAGGAAGTTGAAGGTGTTGAAGAACCTGTTAAAAACGCAGCACAAGCAAAATATGGCGGTTTCGGTTATAATGAAATTGACGAATATTACATTGCTGACGCTGGATATATGAAACTTGATACAGATAACACAACTTTTGAATTTTTAGCACGTGAATTATAGTAAGGTTTTCAATATCGACTTTCAAAAGCTTTCGCTTCTTCTTACACCTATTTTTTGGCGTAAGTTAGCGTTTGTTTCTTATGTTTATTGTTTTATAGAACCTTTAAACGTACTACATAACGAATTTAAAATTTTTAGAAAAAAATCTATATATAAAATCGTCCACAATGGTCAGGTTATGCTTTTAGAAAAAGTACTTAACGACGCTTATGACCCTGAAGAAAGACGAATTTATATAACTGACAGTATTATAAACGACCCGCTTCACATTTACACAGAAATAGAAGCGCGCCCTGTTTATTTAGACACTCAATACTTATACACTTTCGAAGTATTTAACGAAACGGAAATTGATTTTTACGTTGTTTTTCCTATCGAATTAAAACCAATAAGCCCTTTCGACTTGCTTAACTTCGAAAATATAATTAAAGCACTAATAAACTATTATAAACTTGCTTCAAAAAGATACAAAATACTATGGATATAATTAAACTATTTTCGGGCGGGTTTCCTATGACAATAGAAACCCTTGCATTTATTCAAGACGCATACACAAAACCTTTAAGCGCGCTTTCAAATATGGCTGGCGACAAGTCAATTCTTGACGGGGTTGTGTTGTCAGGTTCAGACATTTCTGAAGGTTATTTTACACACAACAAAGAAGTTCTTTATTTCAAAGCTTCGACGCTTGGCGCTGTTGTTAAAATAGTTGAAAAAACTGTTCAAGTTCCATACAATGAAGACACAAATCTTGACGGAAATCTTGACCTTAAAGACGCTTACGTTACAAGATACGGAACGACAAACGACCCGCTTGACGTTGACGAAGTGCTTGTTGATCAATTCAATTATTCAGATCTTGTCCGAATTACCAACTTTAGAAACTTAACGCCTGTCGGTGCTGTTGTTCTTTGGTTCGACGCTGGGAATACGCCAGCGGGCTGGGCTGTTTGTGACGGCACGAACGGAACGCCTGACCTTAGTGACAAATTCATAAAAGGGGCTGGAATTGAATCCGCTGTAAACACTTCTTCAGGTTCAAGAACAAAAACGCTTACTTCTGTAAATTTGCCAGCACATACGCACACAATACCAGCACACACGCACGAATACCGTGACGGCTATTATATCGAAGCATACAGTTCGGGCGGAATAGACGGGAATGAATTCGTTGGCGGTGGAAAAAGAGGTTCTTCGGGAACTGACAGCGACAACAGTTATATTTTTTATAAAAACAGAATAACCAACAGCGGCGGCAGCGGAAATACTTCTTCAGTAGGAAATGCAACAGCATTCAACGTTGAACCTTTACATTATGCGGCTATTTATATACAATTTAAAGGTTTGTAATATGAAAGAAATTATTGTTGGAAATTGGGAAATTATAGCTGGTTTAATTGGTTCAGTTTTCGCTTATTTTGGTGGTTTAAAAATACAACGTCAAAGCGTAAGAACTTCAGAATTAGAAAATATAAAAACGGTAAGAGAAATCGAAAAAACACTTCTTGAAGATATGAAAACACAAGTTGACCAGCTTGTTGAGGTTAATAATTACCTAAAAAAAGTAGTTAACGAACAAGAAAAAAGTATTAATAAATATAAACAAAAATACGGCGAGTTATGAAAAAAACAATGATTTTTTTAATTGACAATGGTCACGGCGGAATTATTGACGGAAAGCCGCAAACGGCTGGAAAACGTTCGCCTGACTTCGGAAAAGGCGTACTTTACGAAGGTGTAATAAATAGAAAAATAGCGAAAAAAGTAATTGAATTCTGTAAAAAAGAAGACGTTTACGTTGTCGAATTAGTTCCTGAAGAAACCGACATTTCGCTTGGTGAACGCGTAAGAAGGGCAAACAAATATAAAAACGCCGTACTTATAAGCTTACATTGCAACGCTGCAACGACTGAAAAAGCAAACGGCTGGGAAATTTTCACAACAGTAGGACAGAACAATTCTGACCCTGTTGCCGAAGAAATTTACAAGCAAATGAAACTTTCTTTTCCGAAGGCTAAATTCAGAACAGACACTTCAGACGGTGACAACGACAAAGAAGTTGACTTTTTTTTAATTAAAAAGGCAAATTGTATTTCGGTTCTTGTCGAAAACTTCTTTATGACTAACGAAAAAGATTATAAGCTTTTAATGTCTGACAGCGGACAGACTAAAATTGCAAAAGCTATTTTTGAAGCAATTAAAGTTATAAACAAATGATAAAGCTGCTATTAACCAAGTACAAATTCCCGCTTATAGCTGTTGCGCTTGTTTGGGGCTTCATTTCGTTCGTTCAATATTTCGCAATTTCACCGCTAAACAAAGAAATAAAGAACTTAAAAAAAGAAGTAAAAATTCGGGAAAAGTTAAACGTTCAGCTTAAAGCGAAAGTTTCAAAAGACAGCCTTCTTCTTATAGAAAGCGACAAGTTTATTTTAATACTTGAAGAAAAACAAAAATATTATAACGGGTTAAGCCCAAAAATACAACTAAAATATGAACAAGCAAAAACTGATTATTATAGTAAATCTGTTCTTGACCGCCGTCGCATCTTCACAGAACTTGCAAACGAGTAAAGACAGTATAAAAATCGCAATTTTAGACATAGACAAAGCGACCGAAAAAATGATTGAAGGCAAACAAGCTAAAGAACAATTAAAGGCTTCAAACGACGCTTTTGACGCTTGCAACGAAATAAAAGCGGAACTTAAAGGACAGAATTTAATTCTGAAGTCAAATTTAATCAATTTAAAGGACGCTTTGGCAAATTCTGAACAGAACACAGAAGCTTTCAAAAAAGTCGCTGAAAACGAAAAAAACCGCGGAATAAGGCGCGGCTTTTATGGGTTTTTAAAAGGTGTCGGCGTTACCGTTTCAGTTGTTGCCGTTTTGCTGCTGGTGAATTAA